ACTGGGTCTTGATGTTGAAACTGACCTTGTGGGCCCCCTGGTCCGTCCAACAATCGATGTCCTTGAGATCGTCCAAATCGTGCCCGCGCGCTTGGAATTTCTCGATCGCCTCCATGTAGACGGTGTCCCGCCATTCGGGGCGAACCCGATAATCCACGTAGGTCTTGAGCGCGTCGAAGAGGATCTTAGCTTCGATTTGTGCGGACTGCTTCTTGAGCATCTTCGTCTTCTTGGCGTATCGGGCCATGAGACTGCTCAAGGCGACCATCTGGTGTCTGGCGTTGGTGATTTTAACGCGTTGGGCGCCTTGGAAGCGGTGGACGACGTGTCTCTTGCTCTCGTAGTCGGTGTCCCCGTCGAGGGCGTCCGGCCGGATCGTACCTTTGGCTCCGCCGTCATTCGGGATGTCAGTGGTGGTGACAGCTTGGTACTCGTGTGTTTCGGTCGGTCCGGGGTAGAGCTTCTGCAGGATCTCCATGGCTAGATCGGTGCTGACCTCCTGGGGCACATACGCTACGTCGGTTGACGGCATGATGGTGACCTGGGTCGAACGTTGGTCAGGTTCGACCGGGAGGTCGGGGGCAATCACGTTCGTGCCTGATGGATCAGCCAGGATGACAAGGGCTGGGTCCATGTTCATGTACGTCGTGAGCAACCCGGCCTCCTCTTCCCGCACGAAGATGTTCTTCTTGTGGCGGGTGAGGCCGACCGTCAGGTGCGCCCGGGATTTCCTCAGCAGGTTCTTTTCCGCCGGGGACCCGTCGAGATGGAGAATGACGTCCTCGAAGGTGCCGCCATGGACTTCGTGGATCGTGCGCGCACCATCGCCGAACCGGTCTTTGGTGGCCTGGAGGGCAGTGATCAGTTGGGCGCCTGGCTTGGTGAATGTCGGTCCCACAAAGCTGATCGAGGTCTTCACCTTGGACGTGGTGTTAAGTCCGGGGTACTGCAGCTTAATGAAAGGGAGGGCTGCAATATCCTGCGGCATGCGATGCGTGGTGGTCAACGTCTCGGTGTTAATGAGGTGGAGCATTTCCTCGAGTTTGACGCAGCCATTCCACATGTTGCCAAAGTCGACGTGGCCCAGTTGTTGAGTGTCTCCCAGTAGCACGACCTTGCTGAACTGCGTGAGCCAGCAGAGGTAAGGCAACGGGTAGAGGAAGCATTCGTCCACGATGATGAGGGACGGTTTG